CCATAGTGTATTATCGCTACGAACTGCTAAAACGAATGAAAAATCACCAACAGATATTTTATTCCATGTTCTTGTTCCAACTTGAACCGGGCTAGATCTACTTGTTGTATCATTAAATCCCAATGCACCGTTGCCATTTCCTCCCCAAGACCATAGCTTTCCATCATACGCTATAGCAAGTGCAGTTTCATCTCCTGTGCTAATACTTGTAAAAGTAGTGCTCGCATCTACATAATTCGGTAAACTTCTATTTCGTAATAACCCTAATCTACCATCGGTGCCCTGTCCCCATGCCCAAAGTGTCCCATCTGAACGAACAGCAGCAGTCATTTGATGTCCTGCGGCAACGTCTGTCCATGTTGATGTACCAACTCTTTGTGGTTGAGTTCCAGGTGAAACATTATTTGTACCTTGTTGTCCAACGGTTCCCATACCCATTGCATATAGTTCACCTCCAGTAGTTATCGCCATAGTATGACCATCGCCAGCAGAAATCTTTGACCAATCTGTTCTTGTTCCAATTTGAACTGCACTGGAGCGACTTGTGATTGTTCCATCACCTATATTATTGTTTGTATTTATTCCCCAACCCCAAAGAGTTCCATCTGTTTTGATTGCCATTACATGAGATCTTCCAGCAGAAACTCTCAACCAATTAGTAAGAGTTCCGACTTGAACTGGACTACTACGACTTATGGTATCATTTTGTGCCAATTGACCAAGATTGTTTGCACCCCAAGTCCAAATTGTATTATCATTTCTAATTGCAACCACATTACCTTCACCCGCAGATGCAGATGCCCAAGTTGTAAGAGTTCCAATTTGAACTGGTGATTCCTGACTTGCACTAGCAGTAACGGTATTATTACCGATAACACCATTTGCTTGAGTACCCCATGCCCACATACTTCCACTTGTACTAATTGCAATGGTAAAACTATTTCCAGCATTTACTGATTTCCAATTACGAGTAGATGTTACTTGAACTGGTGATGATTTGTAAAATGAAATACCTGCAACCGTATTTGGTGTAAGTGCACCATTAAGAACATACATTGAGTTATTAGTTTTTATAGCAAATTGAGCGATATTATTTTGTTCCGATTTTCCAAAATTTAACCAATTTGTTTCTGTTCCAATTTGAACAGGAGATGATCTTTCTAATGTATCATTTAATCCTAGTTTCCCGTTGATATTATTTCCCCATGACCAAAGTGTTCCATCATGTCTTATACCAAATGTTGACCAATCCCCATTGTGTGATATGTCATTCCACAAACGTGTTCCAACTTGAACTGGACTACTGTAAGCATTTAGTTTATTATTAAGTCCTAAATTGGCAAATGATGCATTAACGCCCCATGCCCATAGAGTACCATCGGTCTTTATGGCCATAGTATAGGAATTAAAACCAAATGCCTTCGACCAATTATTTAGTGTACCTATTTGAACTGGACTACTGCGGGAAAGAATGCCATCACCCAACCCTAATTCACCAGAATTATTAGTTCCCCAAGACCATAGAGTTCCATTTGGCTTAATACCAAGTGTATGATTAGTTCCAACTGTAATGTTATTCCAAACACCACTTTGACTTAAAAGTATTGGAGAACGTCTGACACCATCCCATCCGTTTACCACACGATATGTTGCAGTATATGTATTAGCAACACCTGCAGTATGTAATTCTTTTGTTAATCTATTTTTTATTGCGGCATTATGTGATTGCCCGCCATAGACATCATACCAATCTGTGTCACCGCCTACTTGTACTGGACTTGATCTATAGACAATATCATTCAAACCTAATTGATAGGTTTGGTTATATCCCCAAACCCAAAGAGTGTTATCATTTCTTATTGCCAAAACATTATACGATGTTGCGTATGCAGACACTTTGTTCCACAAACGTGTTCCAACTTGAACTGGACTAGATCTATCTGTGGTATCATTTAACCCTAATTGTCCATAAACATTATATCCCCAACTCCAAAGTGTTCCATCTGTTTTAATACCGAAATTAGAGTGTTGGTTTCTCACAAATGATTGCCAATAATCATTTCCAACTTGGACAGGAGAATCAACATAAGTATACTGTTTATTCAATATAGGAAATCCATATGCTGCATAACCCCAACCCCAAAGAGTTCCATCTGTTTTGATTGCAGCAACACCCGTAGTGCCACCAGCATTTATTTTTGACCAATTTGTTTCAGTTCCAATTTGAACTGGAGAAGAACGCATTGAACCGCCACCCCAAAGAGTTATATTTGGTGAATTTGATGGTATTGTTCCAGGACCTGCATACAATTTATTATCGGAAGTAATTGCAAATCCAGGAAATTGTCCACCTGGTTGTGACATTGAACTCCAATATATTCCCTCTCCAACTAAAACAGGAGATGAGTAGCCGTATTGGTTTCCAGTAAAAGCATTATCTTTCATTCCATTACTACCCCAAGCCCATAGGGTTCCATCTATTTTAAGTGCAAATTGTGCATACCAATCATCTACTGCTTCTTGTGATTGAACTGATAACCAATCGGTTTCTATCCCAACTTGAACTGGACTACTCCGATTGATTTTATCGCCAACACCAAGTTGTGCATATTGATTATCCCCCCATGTCCAAAGTGTACCATCACTTTTAATTGCGGTCATACCCAGTCCTGATTGTCTTGCATCAATCCAAACATTCGATGCATCTAGTTGAACTGGATTAGATCTTTTTGCAGAAGTAGATAAATTTAACCCTAATTGTCCATATTGATTATCCCCCCATGTCCAAATTGATCCATCGGTTTTTATACCAACTGCACTAAAACCTGCACCTAGAGAAATTTTTGACCAATTTGTTTCAGTACCAACTTGAACGGGAGATGAATAACTTGTTGTATTATTCGTTCCAAGAATACCAAAGTTATTTGCACCCCAAGCCCATAGTGTTCCGTCATCACGAATTGCCATTGCGGCATTTCTGCCAGCTCTAATTTCTGTCCACGTTCTGGTTCCAACTTGCACAGGAGAAGATCGATTTGTAGCAACTGATATGCCGAGACCCAATCCACCAACCCCATTATTTCCCCAGGACCAAAGAGTTCCATTCGTTTTAAGTGCAAGCAAAAATGATCCATTTGCCGATGGTGATATTTTTAACCAATCACTTAAAGTACCTATTTGAACTGGACTAGAACGTGTCACAGTATCATTTAATCCTAATTGACCGCTTGAGTTTGTTCCCCATCCCCATAAAGTTCCATTAGTTTTAATTGCCATAACTTGATAACCACTATATGATGCAGATGCCCATGTTGTTAAATTATCAATTTGTCTTAATTCATAAATGTTGGAAGCAAGTTGTCCATTATATGTACCAACAGTACCACCACCCCAACCCCAAAGGGTTCCATCTGTTTTTATTGCAATAGTTGAATTATACGCAGTAATAGCACTCATCCAATTTGTATCAGTGCCAATTTGAACCGCAGAAGAACGAGTTACAGTATCACCCAATCCCAATTGTCCATTTGTATTTACACCCCAAGACCATAGAGTTCCATTGGTCTGAACTGCTATAACATGATTGTTGCCGGTAGCAGAAGCAGATACCCATGTGTTTAATGTACCGATTTGAACTGGACTTGAACGGGTTACGGTATCACCCAATCCTAATCTACCATTTGTATTTACACCCCAAGACCACATTTTACCATCAGATCCAACGGCAATGGTATATGATTCACTAGGTGAGACATCGTTCCAATCTAAACTACCCCCATCTATTTGGCCAAATGCTCCAGGTCTTTCTCCATTGCCATATACACCAAATGCATTTCTTGTATCACCCCAACCCCAAATGGTATCATCTCCACGAAGTGCAATTACATGACCTAATCCTGTCCCAAAAATGTTTTTCCATGTATTCGTTCCAAGTTGAACTGGACTACTACGGGATATTAAATCACCAACACCAAGTTCACCGGCTGCATTATTCCCCCATGCCCAAAGTGTTCCATCACTTTTAATTGCATAAGATGTTTGATTTTGGGCAGAAGCAGATACCCAAGTTAATGTTCCAAGTTGTACTGGAGAAGAACGTGTAACTGTATCGTTAAGGCCAAGTTGTCCAGCCGCATTTGGACCCCACTGCCATAAAGTTCCATCGGTTTTAATTGCAATCGCATTATTACCGTTTGTACTAATTATATTCCAATTAGTTGAATTATCAAATGAAACAAATTTTCTTCCATTGAAATCATTATCCAATTCACCAGCAAATGTTTGTCCAGCACCCCATATTTCATTTGACTGAACATATGGATTATATGATCTAGAAGCTTGTAGTAATATATTCTTTATCATAATAAAACCTTAAAGATTTTGAGCACCAACAAAACCATACCAATTTGTTCCTTGATTGTATGATATAAAACCATAAATATCTTTCTTACCGTTTGTAGAAGTAACAGACGGTGGCGT